AGTTGAAGGCTACGGTTCGCGCCAAATTGATTTCATTGATAAAATAATAAACCCATATGAATTTATTTTTTCCACTGTTCCTAATACTAAATGTTCAGTTAGTAAAATAAAACCTACATCCAATTTATTTTATATATTTATGGAAATTGTCCAAACATTTAATTTATTAGATATATATCGTGGAAAAAATATCACATTTGCACATTTTGGACCTAATGCATTAGCCACAACGGAATGTATGGAAATGTTGAGAGAGGGAAATAATGATAATACTATTATATCTGAAATTGAATACCTGTGTGAATCTGGTTTTAAACTATTAGAAGGTATTGATAATACATCAGTTGATTTTATATATTTTGAATTAAATAGTGACGCGTACATCGATATAAATAAATATATACTCGGTATTATCACTATTTTGTGTAATATATTAACATATCAAACCGCAAATGGTGTATGTATTATTAAAGTAGATAATCTTATTCATAAACCTATATTAGATGCTCTTCTTTTATTAACCGAATTATATGAAAAAGTATATATTATTAAACCATATGTTTGCAATATAAATAAAAATGAAAGGTATATTGTATGCAGCACATTTATAATTGATTATCAGAAAATATTGGAGAATAATATATATTTAAATAAATTAAAATCTGTATTAATTGATTATTTAGAATACTCCCCTAGCTTTTGGAGGAAAACAGAGGACTTAAGCACAGCAAACGTTTTCCGAGGGAACTTCATAGACGATTTGGAGCAATGGAACTCCGGAGTTAATAGCCGAATGAGTTCATTTAATAATAAAATTATTAGTTCTTTAATAAATCGCGATTTACCTTATTATTTTTTAAATAAAATAGAAGAATCAAATATTATAATAGGTCATCAGCAACTTGAACAGCATAATTTATTACTTAATATAATAAAAAATAAGAATAGAGATGACAAAATAGAAACAATTAAAAAAAATAATATTTATAAATGTATCCAATGGTGTGAACGACATAAAATACCATTTAATAAATTTGTTGATAAAATAAATATGTTCTTACCATCTATTACGTATGACGAGAATGAAGAACACGAACATAATAGTCTAGAAAAAAATAAATATATATATAATAATAATTGTGATGAGGAAGAAGAAGAAGAAGAAGAAGAAGAAGAAGAAGAAGAAGAAGAAGATGAGGAAGAAGAAGAAGATGAATATACACAAATTCAAATTTGCATTGAAAAAGAACGAATCATAAATAATGAACTTTGGAGGAAAACGGAGGCTTAAGCGCAGCAAACTCCGGAGACGTTAGTTGGAGCGAACTGTAGCGTCGGCGGAGGTGAGCGACTGGAACACGGGTGTGAGCGAAGGAGTTTGGAGTTTTGTCACTCCTTCACGTTTCCCCTAATATATATTTCAGGAGCAATCCGTTTTATTATTTTATTATAGTTTTTGGTATCCTCTTCAGCTGTACCACCACCGAAACATTCACCTATCATCGTATTATATTGTGTCTGTTCCATGGATCCGTGTCCGTGTACAATATGTTGATGTTGTGATATCCAGACAGATGCCTGTTTCATATTTTTTTTCGCTATTTGTTTTATCAATCTTATTATTTTTTCATTGCTGTTGCTATCTTTTTCCCACCCATTTATATCATTGATAAACATAACCACACGCTTTATATCACTGCAATGAATCGGTCTTTTACATACTTCGGTGGCTCTGATTCCCTTTATAAATATTTGGCTAATTCCTTCTGCGTATCCGACACGACCTACATTTTCTAAATCCTCAAAGGTTAATTCGAGAGAATCTACAAATTCAGTTATACTCATTGCATTTTTGCAAGTTTCATTCAAAAAGAATTGCATATTGAATTTAGTATTATTTGTTGTATTATTATTATTTGTTGTATTATGTCCGACAGATTTAGCTAAATCTATCATTTGTTTACCTTGTTCCATCATATATTTATTCTGTTCTACCATAAGCTCTTTGAATTCTTGATTTTGCTTCAATAATTCCAATACTAATAATTCATTTGAGTCGACTGGTGATTTTTCTAAAATCATTTCTTTGAAATATTGATTTTGTTTCATTATTTCCATTATTATGTTATTATGTATTATTTCTTCTTCATCCTCTCCTTTTTCTTCATTCTTTTTTTCTTCATTATGTTTTTCTTCATTCTTTTTTTCTTCATTATGTTTTTCCTCATTATTACAGCTCTTTTTATGATTACATAAACTTGAATGATGCTTATATTCTTTACCGCAAATACATTTATATTTTTTTAGTTCAGTGTTATTTTGCGCGTTATCATTCGGATTTATTCGGTTTATATGTTTAGGTGTGCTTATATGACGTATATAATCACTTTCCTTACAGCATTTAAAGTCACATAGTTTACAATCGAATTTACCCGCGTTTTTTGGCGTAAAATCATTCGGATTCATTCGTATATATATACTACATAAAAAAACGCCTAAATCTTTTTTTTTGAAAATATATTTTCCAAAAAAAAATTATGCTCACAAAATATTTCGCGGATTTTCGGTTTTGTCTACATAAGCGAAAAAAACACCCTTTTTGGGAAAGTCCTTTTGCTTTTCCTGTTTTTGGACATTTATTTTTGTCCAAAAAAGAAAATCCGAATGACTTCCCCAAAAAGGGACTTTGTCGTTTTATATATATTATCGATTTTCCTACTTAAAGAAAAAGGAAGGGATTTTTGATCCATACTACATATATCGTTCAATTGGATTATAATTATATTGGGTTTCAAGACCTAAATGTAGTAAGCCGTGAATATGGAGCGAGCCGTAGCGTCAGCGGATGTGAGCGAAGTGAACAGAAGTGTTCCCAATAAGAACTCCTTCGACTAACGTCTCCGGAGTTCCCTCGCTTTTCGCTACGCTTACACCAGGCGCCTTCGGCTACGGGTCGCTCCATAGTCCAAACACTTTTGTTCCAACTCCTTCGGCTAAACTCCTTCAGCTAACGCTTCCGGAGTTCCCTCGCTCACCGGCGCCTACGGCTTCGGCTCGCTCCACGTCTACGGAGTTCCATCGGAAAACTTCGGCTTTTGCTGCGCTTAACACCTCCGTTTTCTTCCACTTCGCTCACATCCGTGTTCCAGTCGCTCACCTCCGCTGACGCTACGGCTCGCTCCAAAATATTTTTATTTTTTTTTTTAAGGATGCGATGCGCTAATTCCGTTATTGGCCACAGTGGGGCCGGCACTCAGGTTACCAAGATTTGTGATATTTTTATAAAAATAATCATCCGTGTTTCTGAAACACGTTTTTGGATTACCATTTCTAATATATTGTCCTGGGTTACATCCAGGTGATTTTGATTTATATATCAATGGAACATACGGCATTCCATCAACAACTGCGTATTTATTCGCAGATCCTTTCAATCTATTATTATTATATACATTCTTTTCAATTGTAGTGACACTTAATTTTAAAGTTCTAGTACTACTAGATACACTTCCTTGTGTTGCAAACTGATAATTGCTTGGTTTATAAACCACTAATTTACATCCACGGGGATTGCTTGGTCCAGATAATGACATTCCATAATAAGGATTGGATAAAAATCTTTTAAAAATATCGACGGCTTGTGCTGACTTACCTGATTCTAATTTTTGAATAAAAATAGCAAATTGTTGAATGGATTCTATTTGTAAATTGTAGAAATTGGTTATATCAGCTGTTGAAAATACACCATTATTATTTAGAACCTGAAATGCTTGTGCAACTAATTCTAACTGGGTAAATGTTGTAGACCCTGTATTCGGATAACAATTTGCGATATATGTATTTGAAAGACCGATTGGGTCGCCAGGTTTTGATTTAGTTAACATCGCTGGTGTTATATTTGGGTTATTTTTAAGATCCGCGACATTTTGCACTAATGTTGTTCCCGAATAAAAATTAAATACTTTTTGATCATATGTTTGACACCTATTTTGTCTGTATTGTTGAAGTGTAGTAAAATAATTCTTTTTCAATATTGTACTAGCAGGTCGAACTCTTAATAATGCCTTTCTCTGTTCATTACAACAATTTTGAGGTGTCTCACATACAGGTAATGGGTTATTTGTCAAAAAATATTGAGGAGAATAATCCGCAACAAGCCCAATACCATCACAAGTTTTACAATCCTTATCCAATTTAATAACGCCATTCACTTCATTCACGGTATTTTCCTTAACAGAAAATTGACCAGGTCTATCAATAAGTTGACCAATAAGAGAATAAGATTTTGATGATTTTACTTGTCTATTGGATTGATTGTTGTTAATTTGAATATATTCATTGTGATTTAGTGGATTTATTTTAATTATAGGCACGGGGGTTGAAGTACCCTTTCTATATTGTTTTAATGGACGAGCTGATCCGTGTTTATAAACAGTATCATTTGTGATATCATTATTTGTTAAAGGTCTGATATTTCCAGCAGTGACAGCAACTGGATTACTATAAATTCCAGTTCCCTTCCAACTTATATAATCCGCTGTTAAAGGCGCGCTTAATGAATTGTTATAAGAATGCATACCTTGAGGGAAAAATGCAGAAGACATTTTATATTATATATCTATGAAGATTTAAAAAAAATATATTTTTAATATTTTTAATATTTTTAATATTTTTATATTTATATAATCAAATTTCATGTTAATAAAAATCCTTATATTATTTTTTATAATGTTACTACTTTATCAAATATTTTTAGCTATATTTGGTGAAAATATTATGGAAGGAATGGAAGGAGAAACATCATCTTCTTACCAAAATTACGGCAATGATCCATTGATATTAGCAAAACAAAATGCAGGCAATATTGAATATTTAAAAGGACAAGTTACTGGCTTACAAGGATTAGATAAAAAAGTAGGAGATCTTAGTAAAAATGTAGATACATTAAATACACAAGTAATTGCATTAGTTCAACAACAAGCACAAGCTGCCCAACAATTGGTTGGTAATAATCCACTTAATATTAGTGGTACATAAATTGTTGAAATTATGATGAAAAAATATAATATAATATTTATGTATATTAACATGTCATCCAATATGTTTAATCAAGTTTTAACTGATGCTAATGGTATTCAAGATAAATTATTAGGACCTACTTATCCATATTGGAAAAATATAAAAACCCCAGCTGAAATTGGAATGTCTGATCACGGAGATTTACAAACAATGGTGAATGATATTAATGGTTTGATTCAATATGTAGAAGTATTAGTTACAGGAAAGGGTGCATCATCTACTGGAGGTCCTTTAGGTAATAAATTTTTTCTTCAAACGGGTGGAAAATGTATAGATATTAATTCAAAAAAACCAGTTGATAGATTTATTTATGTGAATAATGTTCCTCAGGGAAATGTACCATTTATATCTTCCGGGTTAGGTGTAAATTTTTCCGAATTTAAAGGATTAATTCCAGGAACTATAAGCAATTTAAATGTATTAAATCCGTTTACTATCATGCAATCTTTTATGTCAGGATCTACACCAGATTGTGCCGCAGTTACATTACAAACGGTTGATATAAATAATAACACTGGTTCGGATACTAAATTTGTTACACTAGTTGATCTTGTAAATATGGATCCGTGCAGTTTTCCTGATGGACAAAATAAATTTTCGAATAAGTCGTGTAGACAAACATTTGTAAATAGAAAAGAAAAAGAAACATCCGCATCATTACCAAATGATCCAATTATACAATTTTATTTTGCTAGTTTGAGTATCATTGGCATTTATGTGTTATATCGTATAATGATGAAAAAAAAATAACCTTGGACGCGGACGCGAACTCCTTCGGCTACCGCCTACGGAGTTCCCTCGCTCACCGGCGCCTTCGGCTACGGCTCGCTCCAAACTCCGTTTTTCCTCCACATCCCCTAAAATATATAAAATAATTTTTATATATTTATAACTCCTTTGGAAGAAAACGGAGTTAACTCCTTCGACTACGGCTCGCTCCAACTACGTCTACTGAGTTCCCTCCAAAACTCTAGAATATCTACCGTCTAGATCTTCTAGACTTTCGAGATTTTCTTCGGCGACCACCTTTAGCAGATCCATATATTAATTGTAACGGGTCATATGGTTTAAATCCTCCGCGACGTTTTCTTTTCCCTCCAGTCCATGAAAATGATTTTTTAAGTTTATCGTACCAATTAGTAGTAGTACTTGCTACTGGTGAACTATATGTGCTTAAAGCCGGGTTGGATAAACTTGTTGGGTTATAGGAACTAACTTGTGCAGGTGCAGCAATACCATCCCCAGAAGGGTCGCCACCTCGTCTAGTTCTATTTTTTCGGGAACGGTGTTT